GAACCCGTTGGAACTGTAACACTAGAAAATGTAACATATCTTCCATCAGATAAACCATGTGAAGTTTTATTGACTGTAACGGTTGGTGAACCGGTTGAAGCATCAAAGTCAGCTCCAGTGATTGCTGTATCTAAAGGAGTGATATCATAAAAATCTTCACCATAGTATAAAAATAAACCTTGTGAGGTACCAATAGCGGTATACTTTTCACCTTGTAGTGATGTCCATGCATGCTGTGCACGTGCCACACCCGGTAATGTTTTATATTGTACAGTCAATTGATTCCAACCACCTATTTTTTCAGGTAGTCCGTATCTAAATCTAACAAAATCACCATCGACCCATTGAGATTCGGCCCCTGAATCTGTGACCATTTTGTTAAAACCAGGCTTGAAATTTAATTTTTGTAGCATATAGTGCTTTATATATTAGTTTTACAGAGAATGAAAGTATCATAATTATGGACCATTTGGAAGCAATTGTAGAAATTAAAAATGTAATTAATCCAGATATTATAGAAAAAACTATAGCTTTAATAGATGCTAAAGCAATAAAAAATTTATCTATTAGAAATAATGTTGTAGATGAAAATATAAGAAATGTTAAGGGATATCATTTAAATTTTGAAACACCTACTAATATGTTTTATTTTAATTATTTAAAAAAAGAAATTGAAAGATTATATAAATTTTATAAAGTAAAATTTCCAAAATTTGCTTCAAATAACATTAGTCAAATAGATTTATTAAAATATTTACCTGGAGGTAAATACGAAATACATACTGATCATTATAGTTCTACTCCAAGGCATTTAAGTATAATCATGAATTTAAATAATAATTATAAAGGAGGTGATTTAATTTTTACTGATCAAAAAGAAAAACAAATTAAACGATTAAAATTAGACCGAGGTTCAATTGTATTCTTTCCAAGTAATTTTATGTATCCTCATATTATTGAACCTATAACAAAAGGAACAAGATATAGCGTGGTTGCATGGTTAAAGTAATAAAAAATTTTTTTAATAGAGAAGAATTAAATATTCTTCAAAAATATTGTTATAATAAATTAGATGAAGATAAATACTATCAATCAAACGATGGTCAAGCAAACGATGGTCAAGCTTTCTCTCCTGCCTGGTTTTACGACCCTTTAATGTATGCTTTTTTAGATGTAAAATTACCTATTGTAGAAAAAAAATCTAATTTAAAACTATTTCCTACTTATGCTTATTGGAGATATTATGTATTAGGAGCGACATTAGATACACATAAAGATAGACATGCGTGTGAAATATCAATAACTGCGTGTATTAAAAAATATGATGACTGGCCTTTAATAATAGAAAACAAAAAAATTGAATTAAAAGAAGGAGAAGCATTATTATATAATGGTCACCATCAAAAACATGGTAGACCTGGTGTTTATAAAGGAGAAGGTATGGCTCAAGTTTTTTTACATTATGTTAATCAACATGGTCCTTTTACTCATCATGCATATGATAATCATATTAAAAATTTATGAATGAAAAATTAGTAAATATAAATAATTTTATAGGCGTGTATGATAATTACATTACGCCAGAAGAATGTAATAAAGCTATTGAATTATATGAAAACCAAAATAAATTTAATAATACTATTAATAGAATAGGTTTTGAAAAAGCCTCCATACTTCAAAAACAAGATCAACAATTTTTTGCAGCACCTTATAATATAAATGTATGGTGGGAGTCACTAAAATCAATGATGATAAATTTTGACTTGGCTTGGAATCATTACGTAAAAAATGTAGGTGCAGACGATGCTTATGGAACTCCTTTTCATTTTACAGATTTAAAAATACAAAAAACATTACCAACAGAGGGTTATCATGTTTGGCATATAGAACATGGTAAAGGTTATGAAAACGAACCAAGAGCTTTTGTTTTTTCAATATATTTAAATGATGTAGAAGAAGGAGGAGAAACAGAATTTTTACATTTTTCAAAAAGAGTAAAGCCTAAAACAGGTAGAATAGTTATCTGGCCGGCAGGTTTTCCTTATATACATAGAGGTAATTCACCACTCTCCGGTGAAAAATATATTTTGACCTCTTGGATGATGTTAAGGTGATAAAAATAGTAGACAATTTTTTTGAAGAAAAAGATTTAAGAGAAATTCAACATTTTTCATTAAACAGTGCTTATTATACTCCTTGTTTTTTTGAACATACAACTGAAAAAAATCAAGAAAATCATTATGGAAATAGATGGTATTTTCCAGAAAAATCTAAATTTTTAAATTTATTTTTAAATCAAGCAGAAAATAAATTTAAAATAAAAATTAAGGAAATACATCCAACTTCAGGTATAGATCAAAGAAATTTAAATCATTTTAAACCACACACTGATGACCTCTGTGCAAAAGTAAATGTATTAATAATGATATCTGGTCCAACAGCTGTAACTAATGGAACGGTCTTTTATCATGGAAAGTTAAATCAATGTGAATTAGATATTCATGTTGGATTTAGAGAAAATAGAGCTATTATGTTTCCTTCAACATGGGTTCATTCACAACACAAAAGCAATGTTTCTAATTTAAAAAGATATACTTCTACTTTATTTATTAAAGATTATGAAGAATAAGATGTAGGTCTTGCACCTAATCTAGTAATTTTTTCAGCTTCAGTTTCTATAGAGTTACCCTCTTCATCGACTGCATTGTCATTGTCCCAATTAAATTGTAATTTAGCTAAGTGAGCTGAATCCCATCTGTCAGAAAATTGACTAATGTCTCCTAAATTTGCATCTGCATAACTACAATGTGAAGTCTCATCTTTATGCTCTACTTCATCAGAAGAATTAGAAGTACCTAATTGAATTGCCCAAATATTGGAAAATTTAGATTGATTCCAAAAAGAATCATCAGAAATAACATATCCAATTCCGTTAGAAGCACCTTCAGCATAATTTTTAATTATTAGCTTGTCTTCAAATACTATTGTCCAATTTCCTTTACTTGCCATAATTTCTCCTAAGTTTTTATAATATAAATAATTGTTAAATAAGGTTGTAAAACTGAAGTTGCATCTCCAGAAAAGTTAGCAGACATGTTGTGAGAGTGACCTCCCCCAGAACCTGTATTACTTGTCTGGTTGCTACTTCTGTTTGGATAACCTTCTGCACCAAATGCAGGGCCAGGGACATTTCCTACAGACTGAGTGTGACTGTGAGATGCAAGTTGAGGTGTTGATAAAGTTGCATTAGCAGTTGATCCACCAACGTTTCCAGTTGAAGTTACAGTATTTGCTCCACCAGTTGTGGCTAAAGCTTTATTATTAGATTTTCCAACCGGTACGTTGTCTTGTAAATCAGGAACGTTAAAATTACCGCCTCCTGGGTCACCATAAGTTGTACCAATGATTGCAAATAAATCTGCATAAGTAGATTGACTTACTGCCTGTCCATTACACTCTAAGAAACCTGACGGTATAGAAGAATCTGACCACGGCACAATAGTTGCTGTAGGAATACCTTCAATACCTGTAAGGTTTGCTCCATCAAAATCATATTTAGTTGCTTCGTAATTTGACATATTCTATTTCTCCCTATAAGTCCAACCTGTTGTAGCATCTCCAGAATAAACTAAACTGAAACCAGCACCTTGTGTGCTAACTGTAAGGTCAGATGCACTATTAGCTATATTAGAAGAATTTCTACCAACAGTCAATGCGTTAGTATTAAAATCATATCCTTGATCTATAAATGAAACTTCATCACCTGCACTTGGAGAAGCGGGTAGAGTAATTGTAAATGCTCCACCGTTTGTATTTGCTAAAATTTGAGCTCCAGCTTGAACTGTTTCAGCTGCTGTTATTGCTCTCCATTTTCTAAGTTCACCTGCTTTTACAACATTAGTTCCATCAGAATATAATGTGTAAGTGTGACCTTCACATAAAAGTACACCTGTTCCAGATGTAGTTTTAAAAGTTAGAGTAAAACCTGCATGATCACATGCATCTTCAACAAGATAAGTTTTTTCAACTGAATCAGGAATAGTAACATTTAAATTACCTTCAAGAGTTCCTGTTAATTTAATAACTTCATTTTTACCATTTGATAAAGCACCATTTGTAAAAGTTAAAGCTCTAGATGCGTTAGTTACGTTAAATGCGTCATAACCACCAATTGCTTGTTCAAGAATTAATAAATTTGTATTTGTAATCTGTCCCCAAGTTCCTGAATTTTCTCCAGTTGCTTGTACAGTTAATTTTAAATTAGCTGATGTTGAGTTTGCCATATTTTTAAATTCCTTATAACGTTTATTTTATAAAATTTATGCAGCTGTGTCAACTTCTGTCCAAGTAGGCGCTGTACCTGTATTTACTTGGTTCCATATTAGAGTTCTATTAGTTCCTTCGGCCATTGTCAAGCCTAAACCTGTTAAAGTTACCTTACCTTCTGCGATAACTGTAACACTTCCAAGATTAGCAGACATTGATATTCCAGTCAAATCTACAAGAGTTACGGCATCTAAGGTACCTACTCCAAGACCGGCTGCAAAACCTTCTCCAATAACTGTTACATCTGCATTACCTGCTACAACTGTACCTACAGCTAAAGAAGCATTAAATCCAATACCGGTAACGGTTGCATCTGGAGCCGGATCCACGATTCCTTCTTCAGCCGTAATACCAAAGCCAGTCAGTGTTAGATTTGCTGTACCTGTAATAGATTCATTTCCTAAAGAAGCAGTCATTGCTTCTCCAGTTACATCTGTATTAGCGTCCGCTATAGTTACAGTTCCTACAGCTAGATCTGCTGTAAATCCAATTCCAGTGACCGTTGCGTCAGGAGAAGGATCAACTATACCTTCTGCAGCTGTCATTGCTTTACCAGTTACATCTACATTAGCTGTACCTGTAATTGACTCATTGCCTAAATTTGCTGATAGTGCTATACCTGTTAAATCTACTTGTTCCCATTCACCAGTAGCACCCCATTCGAATTGACCATAGAAGTATCGTCCCCAACCCTCTAAGTTGTATGCTTCGACACCACCTACAGAACCGGTTGCACCGATTCCTTCTAACATTGCATCAGGGCCAGCATCAGCTGTTCCTAAATTTGCAGATATATCAGGTAGTGGATTATTTTCTAAAAATACTTCTGTTGCAATTGTAATAGCTACATCACCTACAGTTGCAGTTGAGTTTATTCCATTTGGAATTGGAAGAGCATCTATGGAGATAGATTCATTACCTAGTGAAACAGAACCAGATACACCGGAAACTAAAACGTCTCCTTGTATACCCCAACCATTTTCTCCCCAAGTTAATCTACCCCAACCTTCATTTACTTCGGCTGTTGTAGTTTCATTACCTAATGATGCAGACGCACCAATCCCAGTTGGAAAGACATCAATATTTTCGAGGCCTGTTCCAAATTCACCAATGCCGTATGCGTTTGATCCCCAGGGTAATGACATAGGAAATTTCTCCTATGTTCTATTATCCAGAGATTCTTAAAATCGCTGCTGCTGTTGTAAATGCTGGAAACTGAATAGTGAAAGTTCCTGATGTCGCTGTTTTATCTGCTCCAAAATCTAAAGCACATACAGCAGCATCTGTTACAGTTGCTGAAGTGTTGTAGATTAAAGCTCCTCTAGCAGTCAAAGTCACACCTGTGAAAGACCTATCAGCAAAGTCAACGATCGCAACACCTGATGCAATTGATGTACCATTATTAACTAATGCTCCACCGCCTGCTGCGTATTGACCAGAA